TGCACCTGCTGGTCCACCGTATATAAAGCCCACAATCTTACCGATTTCAGGAGCTACTTTTTTGAGGAATTTACCAATCTTTTTGAAAAAACCAAACTCCGGCACACCTGTGAGCGGATTAATTGAATTTTCAAAATGGCCTACTTGATATTGATTAGGGTTGAGCTCGTGTCTCTCAAAGGCGTCAAACAACTGTCTTTTTAAGACAGGATCATCCGCTATAGGTCGAGGAAGAACCATCTCTCCCGGAGTGAGATGTCCTATTGTTGTGTCCCCATAACGACCATGCATAGCTAATGCATAGCGAGCATCAGCTAATTCTTCTAGACTTTGTAATCCTTGGGTATTTTGCATGAATTTATCTAAGTCCCTTGATTAAATAATAGTTTATTTGAACAATGATGTATATTCTTTATGATCATAAAGTTATGGTTGTTGCACCGGCTAACTTAACGGAGACCTCTCCTACAGAACCCGTTGCAGAAAGCCCATGATCACTTTGAGGAGTAGAAAGTGTTAACCAATAACTCCCACTCCATACTTCTAGCGACTCATTATTTGTATTCCAAACTAAACTCCCCGGATTAAACTGTAGTTTTGCTTTTTCAGTGTCTTCTATTTGACGTATATTGTCTGGGTCGAATTCACCTAAGTTTATTTCTAATATTCTTACTAGACGATTATACGTGTCTGAACTAACTACCCCGTCTATCTCTTGGGGTAGTTGTGTAACTAATAGCCTACTCATCGTCTGCCATCAGGTTTTATATCTAAACGAGTGGCTCCTAGCCGCCAGCCTGTGGATGTATTCGCATTTACATCATCATCGTCAGATTCTAACCGAACCGCCGCTTGGCGTGCTCTTGCCCTTACATAAGCCTGTTGTGTTGTACTTGTTATAACGGATGTGCTGTTTGTTGCTAAACTATCTCCCGGGAAATTACGTGTCTTCAATACAAAATTAACCTGTCCTCCGCTACTGTTATCTAAAAACCTGATATCGGGGATGATTCTACTAATAAAGGAAAATTGCTCCCCTTCCCCTATATCAAAGTCACTAGACTCTATATAAACATTAGTCATAGGACTCCCATCGGCGTCGTACCCTGTTTCTTGTTCATATAGGTAGGAATCTGTTGTTGCTCTTGGGTAGGGTTCTACTCCCGCATCCAACCAAGCATGTCTTGTTAGTTCTCCATAGGACCAAACATTTTCTGCATAATTATAGACAATATATCTGTCTATTTCGATAGCACTACTGGAAGGATAGAACCACCCGACTTCATCAAACTGAGAGTTGGTAAAAGCATGAACTTTATAGGCTTGAGAAACATTAAAATTATCAAATACATAGCTCAAAATTGTACATGGAACTTTTTTAATGGCTCCTGTATAAGAATAGAAATTATTATACCCCATCCAATAAACACCATTTGGAGCAGTTACCGCTGCTTTAGGAGCCATCAGCCCTGTATTTTCATTAATCAAATTTATACCAAAGGTATAAGGAGGACCAATAAATTGCATACTGTAGAGGGCCGTGTCTGTCCAAATTAAAATTTCCTGTCTTGCTTTCACCGCACCTATAATTTCACTACCGGAAGATAAACGTAATGACCCAGCTGTATTAGTGCTTTTTGGTTCAAATTCAAGTTCATTTTCCTGATCACTAAACGCTATAAGCATAGGGTCAGCTGAACCGGTGCGCGAAGAATCTTCTATAGGATCTGCTCCTAAAACAATTAGATGTCTATCTTTTTCTGAAGTAATTACCTGTAGACCAATTGTGGGTACTAGATTTGCACCACTTACCCCAGATAATTCGGCGGCTCTTACTGAGGTACCACTATTTTCTACCCATCTATAAACCCCTCCACCACGAGGATTGATGATCAAATTTTCTCCAAAATGATCATGTGTCCAAAGTCTTAACTGATTACTAGCAGAAAGAGTTTTAGTACTTCCCCATGTACCCGCGCCCCAAGTTCCTGATCCCCAACCGGTAGACGCAATAAATACATCCAAACCAACATTAATTTGATAAGCCCCCACAACAGAACCGCCACCGTTACCGCTGTCACTGCTATTAGCGGTAACTGTATTTCCAGATGTATCTTTTGCCTCTACGGTATAACTATTTGTATTGACTATGGTTGCTATTTGATATTCTTGATTCAACACGGCAGCTGTAATTAAGCCGCCTAAAGTAGCCGCACCGCTAAAAGTCACAAAATCATTTGCCACAGCTCCGTGACTTGAATCTGTAACAGTAATTGTTGCATCACCATTACTAGCTGAGAAAGTTACATCCCCCGCAGAGGTAGTGCTGCGTAAAGGTGTAACATCATCAAAATTTGATCCTAATTTTACATAATACTTCCAAGTTGTACCCATACCTAAATACTTGGTCCCTCCAAGGGAAACCCAAGCATGAAGAGCTCTCGCTTTTCCTAAAAAGGTGTCGAGTGTGTCTTTGGCCCAGCCTCCTATTTTTTGAGGTCTACCATTTTTAAAGCGGATAAGATTACCGTCAAACCAGCCTCCTTCATTATCATAGTCTGTCCCTTCTCTATTAATTCCGGGGCGAAATATAAATTTATTTAAAGGCATTGAATTACACCTTATACCAATCTTTACCTTCAAAAAGAAGAGATTCGGCCTCCCTTCTTCTCACTAAACCACCTAATACTTTACCGGCTGCTTTGTTCCAACGCTTCATTTCACTAGGAACTTTATTATATTCCCCTTGATTCAAGACTTTTAACATAGTAGAATTCTTTAAATTTGAAGGACCAAGGTTAAATGTCCAAGCTACTAACGCATCAAACTGATTTTGCTCTAAATCTACAGTAACTAACTTATCCACAAAGCCTTCGAACTCTTCTAGATCTTCAGTTAACATCTGATCAGCTTCTTCTTGCGTGCAAACATCCCCATCTGACACGTCTTTAGTATGCCCGTACCCGATAGTTGACACATCAGCACTACAACGATAGCTTTCTAACTCACAGCCTTCAAATTTTTTTATCAGAGCCTTACCTTCTTCGGAAGTTTCCATTATTCTTCCTTATTATCAGAATGTGAGGCACCAAAGTAAAAAGAAATGATTGCACTCGCCAACCCTCCGAGATACCCTAAAACTAGATTTATTAGAGCCTCTGAGTTTTGTTCAGGCGGCTGTAGAGTCACCAAAAAGATATACCCCATAAAACCGCCAACCGTAAACAAACCGATAAGTCTGGCGGTCCAATCTTTACTAAACTTGCTTCTAGCATCCTGAATATCCAGTGTTTCAAGCTTGAAAATATCAACGTCTAGTTCCTTCATCTGGAGTTCAAAAGTTTTCTCGGCCTTCTTTAATTCTAACAACTGCTCCGGGGTTGCCTGCTGTACTGCATTATCAATAGCCTTTGGATTATCTTCACATCCCAAAACATCGCATATAACCTTACTGGCCATACCGCCTAATGGGCCACCTAGAGCAGTTCCTAAACTCGGAGCTACTGCCCCAACTATACTTTTTAATAGATTTTTCATCGTTCCTCCACTGTATAGATTTCCAGAGACTTTTCTTTACCTTTTACTTTTATAGGCTCTAACAATTTTAGCTTAAAACTACAATAGTTTTTAGTATCTTTTCCTATAAGTATATCTTCTCCAACTTCTTTTGTTGCAGATTCTAGCCTTGCAGCTATGTTTACTGCATCTCCAATGGCGGTATAGTCAAATCTCATTTCACTTCCCATATTCCCGATAACCGCTTCTCCAGTATTGATTCCGATACCAATAGCCACTGGCGGTAATTTTCTTTGGGCGAGTTCTATATTTAGCTCCGACATATTTTTTAGAATATCTAGTGAACACTCAATAGCGACATGTGCGTGCTTATCTAAGTCTAATGGTGCATTAAAAATTGCCATCATTGCATCACCGATATACTTATCGACCATGCCGCCGTGTTTTTGCACAGCCTTTTGCTGCGCAGTCAAGGCTCTATTCATTATATATGTAACTTGCGCCGGGTCTAAAGACTCGGACATAGAGGTAAACCCTCTTACATCAGTGAATAGGTAAGTAGCAAGTCGCTTTTCGCCTCCGAGCTTTAGTAGCTCTGGGTTCTTCTGTAACTTTTTAACCTGCCTTGGATCAAGGTAGTGTTCAAATTGCTTTTTGATTTCCTGTCGTAGCTTATACTGTTCACGAAATCTCAGGTAGAAGGCGGCAGATGCAATAATGAATTCAGATATCAGAGCCCATGTTACATCTACCAGTAAACCCCTCTGAATTAAGGCAAGTCCTAAATATCCTACCCCTGTAAACAATAGACCGGTTAATGTTATTCCTAGCGTTATCCCTAAAGAATTGATCAAAACAACTGTCAAGATTGTGCCGGCAAAAAATATCAATACTTCTGCCGCCAACGCCCAATTCGGTATATAGGGGCTATTTTCTATCAAAATGCTTTCTGCTAAAGCCGCCTGTATTTTGTGCGGTTCAAGCAGCTTGTTGTTTGGTACTGCAATTTGAGGCATTATGCCCCTTGCCGTAAACCCTACAAAAACAAACTTATCTGCAACATCCATTTCGTATAAGTTTGTTTCTGGAGTATCTACATAACTAATCCATCTTCTACCCAATGAGTCTACAGATACCGGAGGAAGCCCCCGGACCCTGACTTCTTCTATTCCATTTTCACTTGTCCTTATAACGTAAGTATCTGCACCTGCTAGTATTTTTAGAACCTCAGTTCCATAAGCAGGAACCCATCCATCTGGAGTTCTCATCAATAGAGGAAGTCTTCTGACTAAATTATCTATATCAGTTCTAGCAACCGCTATCCCCTGACTGGAGCTTTCTTTCAGCGGGTCTATATTCTGTATGACGCCACTTGCCAGAATACCGCCAATATCTTCCCCTAAAATAACGGTGCCTGTTGTTTCGGGGTAGCTTCCGTTATCGTTCTCAAACATTGCGAGAACACTTGGCGACCCAGATAAAGCACTAGCAAATTCTGTATCTCCTCCAAACCTATCAGGTTGTGGAAAAGCTAGAACCCACCCTACGCCTATAGCTCCCTTCTCTAATAGCTCATTATGTATCTCTGCGAGTCTTTGCCGGCCAAAAGGATACCCCCCCTCTCTTTCTATATCTTCCTCATTAATAGAAAGTATTGAGAAATATCCAGAAGCTTGTTTTTCAGAAACTAGGGAATCAAAAGTCTTTAGTTTCAGTGTCTCTATAAAACTCAGGTTCCATACAAATGGAATACTTAATAATATAAGCAACCCACCAAGCTGAATATATCTAGTCACTCTGAGATATTGTGACTGTTTTATTACAATTAGTGACGCAGTTGTAACTTACTGTAATACTTTTATTGGTAATTCCGGATTGACTAGCAGTCACATCGTAGTCATCCGTATAGAAATTCAGCCTCATATAATGGTCGCCACTCCCAGTTTGCGTTATAGAAGCATCATTGTTATCCGCATAGCCGCTTGCATAGATTTTGGCGTAATGCTCCCCGCTACCTGACTGATCTATACTAAAATCAGAATAATTGCCAAAAGCCCTTATCTCGGCTTCCTTGTCATCACCATCTTGAGAAATACTATAAACATTCCCATCTCCCTGCATATAGATTTCTCCGTCATTATTGTCACCGTTTTGCACAACATCCATATCATTTAAATCATCATCGGCATCAATGTATCCAAAATTATCATTGCCTGTTTGTTCTATTTTGTATTCGTTTCCTGTATGTAAAGTTACTTGACTATACGCTCTTGCAATATTACTTGTACCATTTTGATCTATATCAATTTCTGCATTATTACAATTATGCGTTGTATAGTTTCCTTCAGACAATCCGCACCAAACTCTTGCCGTATTAGACGTCCCTATCTGGTCTATATGTATTAATGACGAACTACCCTTGGTCCGCACTTCTACGGAATTGTCTGATGCATATATCAACTGAGAAATCAGTAAAAAACTAATCAGACTGATTGATGATGATCTCACTGTCTCCTCCACCGTTAATCACAATATTTAACTGCTTTCCTGCAGAAAGTATTTGCAGGTTATAGGCATTATTCTTGTCTAACTCCAGATCAATAGTGTTTTCAACCTGCCGGAAAAACGCAAGGATCTCTCCTTCTACAAAGCTGTACATCTGTGCATCTTGGTCGAATCCCGGAATAATTCCCTCTATCTGAACTCCATCCAGTTCGCCTTCTTCAGCTTGATCTTTTTTCCCTGCGGAAATTTCCTCCATCATTTCAAGCAAGTCTTGTAAAAAATCTACAGATAAAAAGTCGACATCTAACCGCGTTATTTCATCTTGTAGCTCGTCTTCCGAAAGTCCGTCATCGTCGTCGAGGTCGTTTTCCTCAAGAAAGTCTACATCTAGCACGTTACTTGCACTTTGGCCTTGCTCATCAATAGCTTGTTGAACTTCTTCTGGAGGACTTACGATAAGAAGATTATCTATAAAGGCTAATGACATGTTAGTTAATTGCACGGCTTGTGTTGGTGGGCTTTCGGCAACGCTTACCATTGTTGCCTGATATGGCTGGTTTAGTACCTCGACGCCTGCCATAGTTTCAACTGTAATTTCTCCAGATGAATTTCCAGCAGCGTCTGGCAGAAGGATTACCAAGGAGCGTCCTAGCTCATCAACTGTGGTCGTAAAATCAGTGCCTCTAATAAATATTGAGGCACTTGGGGTAGAGATAGAGACACGGGATTTATTGATCTTGCCCAAAGCCCCGGTAATAAATCTCGCTGTCCCTGAAGCCATGTTAAGAGCGAGCTTGCCTTTATCGGGGTCAGGGTCATAGATATATTCATCAATAACAATTTTAGAATGCTCAGTAAGCCGAATAATGCTAGAGTCTAGGAACTCTATGCCGATTCGCCCGTTCCCTGTGCGCACATCGTCATAGCTCAAGATACCGAGCTCAGCTTCTGCCGGCAAACTAGCCTGCTGATTCTCCCGTAAAACCTCTCCATTGCCCCTTAATTCAGAGATTCTGCCTATCTGCGAATACGCAGAATTACAAAAAAATACCAAACAAATCAACAGCCAGAGGTGCATTGGTCTATATCAATAGTGGCGTTACTCGTAGTCGATGTTATGACCACTACTCCAGAAACGCTACCTGTACTATTCGTTTGATCTATATCGATATTGTTCGTATTTCCAGTTATTGAGGCTGTAATTTCGTGATCGGCATTTCCGGTCTGGGTTGTATCGATATCATTTGAATCGCCATCAACCGTCCAATTATTAATACATCCAACCACTTCACAAGTAGCATTAATATTATTTGATGTTCCGGTAATGGTTATATCCTGATTTCCCGCAGTCGCCGTTGCTGCTGCCCCCTGAGTAAAAACAACTACGTTGGAGTCTCCAGTTTCGGTCAAGTCGAAATCTGTATTAGCAACATCGCCTGTCGCCCCAAGCGCAAGAGTAGTAGCATTGCTATCGCCAGTGCTTGTTACAGTAAACGAGGTGCTATTTCCCTGAGCTATCGATGCTGCCAGCGTATTTGAGTCGCCCACTTGATCTACATCTACAGTCATGCTTGTGCCAGTAAACGTCGCTCTCGTTTGAGATGTACCTACAACATTGCTATCGCCTATCTGGTCGATTGTTAGCGTTAGCCCGGTCCCTGACTGAGTTATGTATATGTCGTTGTTTGCTCCAAACACTATCGGAGAAACGAAAATCAATAAGATCTTTAGAAGATTTTTCATCTTTCCTCCTCTTTCAATTCTGAGTAATTAAAATCCCATATTTCTTGATCTAGTCCCTTTTTTATTATTTGGTAAACAGATTCCTCTATAGCTGCTCTTGTTGCGTACCCAACTGCTTCATTTTGAGAAAGCCCTGTCTCAAGTTCTACAAGTTCGGTGCCCATCTCCACAAACCGAAACAAATCCCTGCTAGTACCAGCACTTAAAATAGTTTTGCTCACCATTGTATTTAATAATACTTCGCCAGTCTGTACAAGAACAACCCTCAAAGATACGGTTATCTCATCCTTACGCCACTGATTACTAGAGCCTATTCCTAAATACCTTGCTCCGTTTCCACCTGTCTCTATATTGGTATCATACTGAATAATTCCACCTTCAAATAAAAGACCGGCAAAAAGCAAGGGTTTCAGCGTGTTCCCTACCTCTCCATCATAAGTTTGTCTGGTTTGCCTGATTAATTGCCTTTCTCTTGTCAGGGCGTCAAGACCAGCCCTTTCAACTACAACAAACCAATTTCCACTACCAGCAGACCTCAAGGCATCGATTAAGTACTGATCTGCCCCTTGAGTAACGGCTGTGCTGAACAAAGCCATTTGTTGTGAGCTTTTTCTCTGACCAGTTAAATCATCAAAATTATAAACAGCCACTACTGCTTTTTGTTTTGGGATAGGAAGATTAAGAAGATTTTCCTGAGTGGGTCTTAATGGTTTTGGCTCTTCGGTGCACTCTAATAAAGAGCTACAACCTGTCGCGCCTAGAGGGGCATACGAAGCACATCCTTCTAGAACTATAAAAATAAAAACAACAAATGTTAAATTCCACAGTCTTCCGTGCATATCCCGAATATACCTACAGGAATAACTATCTCTGTCACATTTCCATCTGAATCAATGACAGTAAGGGTGATATTTACTCCATCATTTACAAACGTAATGGTGTTTCCTTCTAATACTATACTGCCTCCGGTTCCACCAGACTCTGAATTAAACAAGGATTCAGCTATATCTCTAGAAAGCTGAGAATATATTCTAGACTCTAAATTCCTTAAAAACTTAGCGAGAGTTGTGTTATCAGCCTCTCTTTCGGCTTCCTTTAGTGCGCTCTCTACGTCTTCAACTATCTCATCCCGTCTGGTTTTTTCTTGTTCATCAATAGTTAAGTAATGAGATGATGTTCCTATGCCACTAAAACTTGGATTTTTAAACTGATGTATTATTTGATCAGCGAAGACGTTTTGGGAGATTAGCACAAACGTCACTAAAATTATCTTATCTCTTTTTTTCATGATCTTGTTTTATCTCTAAAGCAGTATTTACTTTTTCCTTCAGCCTAATCATATCTTGATCTAATAGCCTTAATTGATCTGTAAGACGAATAATCGTTGTTTTCATATCATCTACAGCAGGGTCTATCTTGTTTGTTATCGTCTGCCACACAAAATAAACAAAATAGCCAAGACCTACTACCATCACTACCGGAAAACCAAAATCAGAAACTAACTGTACAATATCCACTAGTCTCTACGAGCGTCTATTTTTCCGTCCTCTACAAAATTTTCTGCTCTTGCTATACGGTCTAAATCTGGCGGTAAATTGAGCGCACTTGATACGCTAGTATCAATACGAATAATATCATTATTCATAATAGATGCTCTTGTGATAAGCATTTTTGATATCCCTTGTATTGTCTTTATCTCACCAACAAGATTATCCATCAACTGCTTCATCACTAAAAATATAAAGAACCCCATAATTAGACCAGAAGCAATAGGTAGACCTAATTCAGTAATTAGGCTGAATACTTCCATCTAATATTTAGCCATTTGGAACAAAGACTCCCAACTCTATTAATTTAGCCCTGTTAACCTCATGCTCATCTTCGATTTCCTGCTTACTTTGACCAAAGTAAGCCACAGCATGATGATTTCTAATCATAGAAGTGTTTATGTTTACCCCATCGACAACAACATCTCCCAATACTCTGCCAAACTTTCCTTTGGAGTCCTTTAACTTTGTTTGTATTACAACATGATGCTTAGAAGACTCAATGGCATCTACAAGATAGGCTTTTGCTAACAATCCCCTTGCCTTTTCATCTTTGTTTCTGGTTCTTGACTCGGGAGTATCTATTCCATATAAACGAACTCTGCATTTATGCAGAATTTTAAACCCAAGATCAAGCGTTACATCACAAGTATCACCGTCTATAACCCTGTCAACTTTACAAGCATACTCATACATGTTACTTTCTTTTTTTACGTTTAGATTTTTTTGACTTTCTTTTAACTTGGACTGTTTTATAGGCTTCATTTATATTTGGTGTTGATTTATCGTCTGCCCTATATTGACCTTTGTCGTTTCTAGAACGAACTGTTTTTTCTTCAAAACCAAGGAAGGTCGATTTAAACCATTTTCTTAGACCATATAACATACTATTCTCCCTACGCCGCTAGGTCGGTATCCCAACAATTTAAATTAGAGGCAATAGTTCTTCTTTCTCCATCGCCCTTGAAAGGATAAACCATGTGCTGAAGCCAGCTTGGAAAGACCAAAAGTTTTCCTACCTCTGGTTTCATAACAAAAGACTGAGGAGGTCTGAGCCTATCTGTATTCATTAGCTCGTTTCTCCCATACTGAAATGCTATATAGCCGTCGCAATCACCAGAAGTGTTATACAGAGAATAATTGGGCGACCCCGCAGTCGGCTGATCTAATATTTGCTGGGGAACTTTTGTCCAGCCCGTAGTAGATATCCCCATAATTGTTTTAGTGCCGTGGTCGTGTATCGGGTTGTAGTCGCCTTCGTAACTATGAACTGACCATGTTTCATCAATCGACACGGCTTTTGGTGATTTAAGCTGTGTTCCGGTATTTTCACAAAAAAAGTTTACATAATCAGCCCCAAGGCTAGTTATAAACTCTGTGTATTCTTTAACTCTGGAATCATCATTGTCGATAAGAAGTTGCTCACCCTGAGCTATTTGCCCCACCAAAGTATCGGCCAATGACTTTTTATTTATGTCTTCCCTGTACTCGTCAAGGTAGTCATTTAGGTCATTAACCATGCTTTCAGGCATTTCTGTCTCCATGACAAAAACACTAGGCATGTTATGTACCGTTACTTCAGCCATTAGCTAGGAATCGTGTAGCTTGTATCTGGCACAGGATTCGACGGTGGGCTGGTAATCACGCTGTCCACTTGACTGGCAAACACCGCGTCCCAATGGCTCGTCGGACAAAGCGCCTCTAGCTCGGATTTAGTCCAGCTACCTTTAGCCTTCTTAGCAAAGACCGTAGCGCCGTCATCATCTACATTATTAACATTTGTAGAAAACGTGCCGGTGTAGTACGTCGAATCGCCTTCACTGTCGTTCTCGTAAGTCATTTCCAAGTCCCACCTTTCCACCTTGCTCGACTTAACGTGAGGTACAGCGGAAGTAAGTGTTTTCGTTACTGCCATCTTAATCTCCTTGACATTTACATTTGGGCTGCGCTTTCAAATCCTCTACTTCAGCCGATAGCTCTTGAACAGCATTAACCAGCATAGGTACAAATTTGTTGTATTTAAGCCCATACATTTTCCCGTCATTACTGAGACTGGAAATCAAATTACTTTTTTCTTCGCTGCTGAATCCGTAATTTTTTTCCAGTTCATTTACATCTTGGGCAAGAAATCCAACGTCAAGCTGCTCACTCTTGTATTGCCCATCAGGAGCAATGTCTTGATCCTTGCTATAGTGACTACGCTTATCCCAACGATAAGTGACAGGCTTCAGTTGGTTGACAAAACTCAATCCAGAATTCAACTCTGAAATATCTGTTTTATCTCTACCATCAGAGGCAACTGTCCAATCTACCTGAATATGTGCATGAGTGATGTTTTCATCACCAAGACAAATTTGGTTGTTTCCTGTAGTAACCGCACCGCCCGGAGAGCTTGCAATTCCTGCATCCCTGCCCAAACAAAGATTGTTATCGCCTGATGTAATAGACTTTCCGGCATCTTTGCCCACACCAGTATTGCTGTCTCCTGTGGTGGCTTCTAAGGCGTTCTTGCCAACTCCAACATTGTTATCGCCCTCAGTGTTGGTCTTTAAGGAAGATTCTCCTACGCTGACATTACCAGCGCCAGTTGTGTTCGATGACCCGGACACATACCCGACTGCCGTGTTGTTATTTGCGGTCGTGTTTGCTGATAAAGCCTCCCTTCCCACAGCAGTATTGTTACTTCCGGTGGTATTTGCGTCTAGAGCTATATAGCCCACTGCAACATTGCTGCCGCCTGTGGTAGCAGCCGCCATTGCTGAAGTCCCCACTCCCACGTTTTCTGCGCCCGTAGTAATCGCAGTTCCTGCCGACTTACCTACCATTGTGTTGGCTGTCGCTGTAGTTGCGGTACTCAGGGCCGCGTCCCCCACAGCAACATTTTGGTTGCCTGTTGTATTCGCGTCCAAGGCTAACGCCCCCACTGCAACATTTTCTGCGCCTGTGGTGTTTGCAATCATCGCATCCTTGCCCACAGCAGTGTTGCGGCTTGCGGTAGTGTTTGCCGCTAAAACACTTACTCCGACTGCTACATTGTTAGCGCCTGTGGTATTGGCGGTTAATGCGTCCATGCCCACTGCGGTGTTGTCACTTGCGGCATTACTACCACCTGACAAAGCGTTATAACCTACTGCGGTGTTATTTGATTGCGTAGTAATTGCTTGTAATGTGGCTCTACCAAGAGCAGTGTTTTTTGCGCCAGTTGTGTTTGCACTTAGTGCTTTTTCTCCAACAGCAGTTATATAATTTGCGGTTGTGTTAGCGTCTAATGCTAAATAGCCAACAGCTACGTTAGAAGCACCTGTGGTGTTGGCAGCTAATGCACTTTTGCCAACAGCAGTATTTGCTGCTCCGGTAGAATTAACCAGCAAAGCACTGGCACCCACGGCAGTGTTATGATCGGCTGTTGTCGTAGCCCCTCCAGCGTTGTCACCGACAAAGGTATTTGTGCTTCCAGTCGTTACAGCATCCCCGGCTGCATAGCCCACGGCTGTATTGTCTGTGCCAGAGCTATTAGCCGTTAAAGCAAATGCCCCCACCGCAGTATTATCGGCTGCGGTGGTCGCTACCAATAAGGCGCTAGACCCCAAAGCGGTATTATTTCCACCAGTAGTTACGGCTCCGCCTGCGTTATCACCGATCAGCGTGTTGTCTGAACCAGTTGTAACAGCATCCCCGGCTGCGTGACCCACCGCTACATTATCTGTACCAGAAGTATTAGCTGTAAGTGCCTCCGTACCAACTGCTACGTTATTATTTGCCGTAGTCACAACCAGCAGAGCGCCAGAGCCAATG